CACATCTCTGTCAGTCAATCCATCATATTGATGTAGTTTTTTCATGAAACTCTTCTTTTGGTAAAATTGTTGGTGGAGGAGGTTCTGATTGAACCCGACCGTGCCATTGTAAAAATTGTGTTTCATATACATGATGAGCAATCATACCATACATTCTTATGGTTTTAAGAATAACGTCAACACCAATTGTACATATGGCGAATCCTAAAAAAATTCCCATGAGAAATTTTATCACTCTTCCTCGTCCTCGTCTTCCCAATTTTCAAAATTGTCACGCAGGTTCCAGTTTTCAACTAGATGTTCTGGAATGTCATCCAAGTCGCTTTCATCTTCGTATTCGTAGCATTCATCGCTACCATCAACGAATTCGCCAACAAAGCCAATACCGTCTTCGCAATACTCTGCCTTTACGGTATAGCCCATGTTCTCAATTTTGTAATAGAGTTGAGTAGGCGGAGACCAGGGAGAATCAAACCAGAATGAAATCGTATCTCCATCTCTGGTCCAATCTTGTGCATCACAATTCCATTTACATCCCCAATTTTCAACCGACCATCCATACCATCGTTCGCCTTCTTGTTCACTTGGCGGTATCGGCGCGAAAAAGTTGAACCAATCTTTTCCGTTGTTGGCATCCAAAAACTTTTCGAATGCATCAATTTGCTCCTTTGAGCCTTCTACTTTGAAAGAATTACTGCACCAGTTAGGCATAACAAATCTCCTTATTGATTAAGTGCCTTGATTTCTTCGATCTTTTGTTGATCAATTTTGTCGGTTTCACGTTCTAGTTCTTGAAAAGATTTTGATGCGCGAAACTTTGCATACACTGCTTGGTTTCTACGAATCTCTGCTAAGAGAATTCGATTGGATGCATCTTCGGTATATAGCAAACGAACAAAGGTTCTATAGCCGCCAGCCTCATGTACAGTCTTTAAATTTACTCTTTGAACACCAATGAGATTTACTTTTGAGACCACCAATTTAGTTGTTCGTTCAAGGTCTGCCCTTGCGACATCTGAACCAGTCATGCCGGATTCATATGCAAAGTCCTTCATCATTGCGCTAGTGTACGATGAAAATTGTGAAGCAAGTTCGCGCTTTGCGGACAACATTGCCTTGTCTACAGAAAATTGAAAATCCTTAGAGTATTCAGAACCAACTGCATAGATACCCTTATCATCTTTCTTCGGCGCCTGAGTATACCAATCAGGATAGTTCACTTCATTCGTAAATAATCTATCATTCTTTTCCGTGACGCCATTGTTTGTAGGCACCGAACTACATGCCGCAAGAGAAACGATAACAGGAAGCACGATATAACAAAGTAACTGATTCATAAATTAGTCCCTTCTTCCAATTTTCTTTACATACTCACCAGCAGAATTTAAGTCCTGCCCTGCACCCTGCATCGCACCACCAATGGTGCCACATGCAGACAAAACACTCAAACACATCATAACAAATAGAACTCTCATAATTACCTCATAATGTTAATTTGATGACTAACAAGTTTACGATTTTTAAATGGCAAGTCTTTGACTAACCTTTCGAACTCCATTTTACTGTATCTTGGCTCAAAAGTCAAGTCAGATTCTACAAATAGAAAAACAAGCAATTCGTTGGATTGATGTTTGCCTGGAGGTAGAATTGCTTGAAACTTACCGCCAGAAGGAAATGAAATTTCAGAATTGATACGGGTAATTCTCATTTGGTGCACCAATCGATACTCGTTATCTGCCATGTTATAAATTGCAAGATTACCTCTACGATTGGCAGTCATGCTCAATCCAAATCGTTCTCCGTTTGTCAGTTGATTCTTTCCTTTTACGGATAAACTAATTTGGTTTTCAATCTTCACAACATCCGCTTCAATATCTACAACACAAATGGATGCTTTGTTGTCAGGCGCAACATAAGAATCTTTTTTCAATATGCGCCGAATCTCGCCACTTACTTCAGAAAAGTATGCGCGGTGTGTGGTGCATTGTGTATCTTTGCAAACTTCGTTGGTTTGATGTTCAATCATTTCGCCAACAAAATTTGCAATTGCATTTTCTTTTGCTTTTTCTTCTGCAATTGCACAAGCAACATTCTCCGCAGTTTCCGGACCAAATCGGTGTTCGCCTTCACCTCTAACAGTTGCATTTGCAACACCGCAAGCCAACGCAAGTGCAATTACAGATAAATTTTTCATGATCCTATTTCAAATTTAACTACTTTAACGGAATCAAATCGAAATGACCGCCATTGGTTTTTGTCCAAATCAAACACTGCCATCACTTCATCATTTTTCTTGCGTTCAGTTTCGGTTTTCTTTTCAAAAGTTGGTATCACACCTTCTTTGAGAGTGCATCGCATTTCACGCATACTGCCATCTTTCTTTTCAAAGGTAACATAGACTTCACCATAAGTCAGGTGTCCATGTAACCATTTACGAAACAATTTTTTATCTTTTGCATCAAAGTCTGCGTATGCCATCACATAACTCCTTCTTCAATTTGTTTCTGATACAATGCTTTCAAATCAAGATATGCTTTTGTTACTTCATCTGGTACTTGATTGATGTTATCATGAACCGCCCTAGCCAATGCCCTAGACAATTTCACTTCTTGATACGTTAGAACATTGTGTACTTCAAAGTCAAAATTTCTCTTCGTCATCTGCCCACACTCCAGTTTTATTTCGATAATCTGCCGCCTCTTCGCCATATGCTTCATCTGCATGTTTATCGCACAGAGTACGATTCCATCCTATGTAATAGGTTTGACCAGATGCACCGCATTCTTCACAAGTTTTAGAACTCATGAGTTCCGCAAACTCAATATAATTGTACTGCCTTTCTGTAGCCCTGTCAACATAGAATCGTAGGGTGCCAAATTTTTCTTTGACTTGTATTGCAACTGGACACGGAGTTTCTTCTAATCTTTTTGTTGCCCTGTCAATATCTTCTTGCGTACCGATTCGATTATTCCATACAGTCTGACCAAGATGTTTTGTCCAAAACTCTACATCTTGTTTTGCGTTTCGATGAGATAAAGTCAACGCATATGACAATGTATCGATGATTTGATACCAACCATCTCCACAATCAAATCCCCAACACATGAGAGTTTTTCTCATGTCACCAAATCTATCGCGATACAACTCTGGATAATCGGCTACTAGTTTTTCATCAAGTTCTTTTCTCATGAAAACTCCCGTGAACAAAATGCATAACCATCCTCATCGTCCCAATCGTATTCGGGATTGAACCATGGGCGCTTATCAATTTTTCCCTGCTCATTATGTTGAAGGTTCTTTCGCCCATTAGGATCGACATATCCAGGTGATTTGAATGTCTCAATTAAATTGACGAACCAATCGTAATTAACCCTATCACCATATTCGTCCATGATGATTTTATCTTTGAGAAATTCTTTCCAGGATCGCCAAGATACTAGCCGTTCTGCGCGATAGCCTTGAAAAGAAAATGACCAACCGTATGACGATTTACCAATGTGGTACTCCTCATCATATCGATTGCAGCATTCGCAAAGATTTTTTGCGACATAGTAATTAGTTCCCATTGCTAAAATCCTTCAACACAAAATCAATTGCTTGAATCATTGCACGATTATGTACTTCATCATTTGGATGCAAGTATTGACCATTTACTTGATCTAGATGGTCTTGCAAGTCATTACGATATCTTGTTAAATTGAGTGTAGTAATTCGATCCGCAGTATCCCAATCAATTTTCATACCTGTAAGAGTAATATCAGTTGTGATCATAATAATTCCTTTAATCGTTCAATTGTTTCATTTGCGTCTTTATGTAGAATACCAATACCGCCTGCGCCATTGAATGCATCAATCACATCTTCGGTATCATCAATTAGAATTGAATCTGGTGAAGCATAGTTTCGCTTCAATTTGCGACCAGGAACAATGTTTGTGGGAAAGTTAAGCCCTCTACTTTTCAGGTGCTTAATCTTTTGTTCTCTCACTTCGTTATGGTATTTTTGTCCACCACTTGACGAGAGAATTTCAATATCAATCGTATCAGATTTGGACATTACAAAATCAAGTAAGTCCTGTGCGCCAGCAAAGTCATCTAGCGTCACAAAGTTTTCATTCAAAACGAAAGTGTCCCAGTTAGGAACAAATTCTTTTCTTTCGCGGGTTTGTCTAGGCGTTTCATTAAACAACTCAAGCCAACGCTTATCAAAGTCGCATAGAACGCCATCCATATCAAGGTAGATTTTATTAATCACTTTAATCCTTCATTGTCAAATAAACTTGCTCAATTGCGTCCTTCGCTTCGCCAATAGTGCAACCAGTCTTGTGGCATATGTATAGCACAACCCGTTCGCCTGAGTAACCCTGATTCCATGCTTCAAGCACTAGAGGGATTAGGTCAGGCGAACCGGTGTTCGCCTGTCCCAGGTACATGATTTACATTCCTTTTACATACTGAGTTGCAAACTCACGGTCTTCAAAGTCGGCCGTAGTCGTATCAATTGCATCCAATGCATCAAAGACATTTGAGTCCTTGATCATCTTGGCGGTAGGCAGTTCATCCTGCTCAACCTCATTTGCAATTGCCTTAGCCTTTGCAATCTTCGTCACCTTTGCTGGTGCAGATTTTGGAGTGGCTGTAGAGGTAGCCTTAGTCGTAGTCTTAGTGGTGGCTACCTTAGTCACCTTTGCTACTTTTGGGGCAGGAACACTTCCAGAACCAACAAGTTCGTAGGAAACAACAGTGCGACCATCGCGATTAGATTTTACCGCGAAGCCGGTGTTTTTCTTGATTTCCCACAAGTAGGTGGAAAGCCTGGTTGGCACGATACCATCCAAAGCCTTAACATCGGACACCTTGACAGGACCCTTTGCGTTTTGCAAAAGTTCAAACACTTTAACATATTGCAGATTCTTCGACATAATCAAACTCCTTCGTTCAAAATTAAAAAGAAATTACCAACCAACATCATCATTCTATCATAGGAAGGATTCAATGTCAACCCTCTCCATGACAATATTGCCCTTACGGACTTTCGGATAAAACTCTGGCATTGTCATAGCGCCATCGCCACCGATCTCCAAAATTTTGCCAAGTATGATCCATTCATCCATTGGCATATTAATTCCAGTCGTTTCTTCCAGGTACGCTTGCGCCTGAAACATGTCTTCGAATTGCACAGAATTCGATAAATTTCGTTCGTTTGGTTTTGCTAAAAACATCATGCACCTCCTAGTGCGTCCGAACCGGACTTCATCAACATCAAACCTGCGCCGGCCAGAATTAACTGCGCGGCCAAACTTGCATCAGGATCAACTTCAAGAGTGCCAACGGCACCGAACACAATCAGCAAGCCAAGAATAAATCGAATAGAACCCTTCATCACTTCACTACCTCCCAATACCAAGGACCATCACAATCATCACAATCAGGACCGTAGAACCGCGGATTTGCAAGTAGCATTTCCATATCAAGTTCATCGGCATACTCGTTCATTCTTTCTTCGGAAATTGTATCAGCAATTTCGCGACAAAGCAAATTAATTTCCTCAATCGAAAGTTGATTTTTCATAGTCAAAATGTATTCAGGCTAGGTTCATAATCGCGGATCAATTCACGCTCACGCTGGTGAGCATTCTTCCGACCGCGGACCACTTCAAGCACCTGGTAAGTCCAGGTACAATCGTCAAGGATTCGCAAAGCATTACAAAAGTTCCAGTCCTTGTTTTCGCACCGTGCGCGGCTCAGGTGCTTTTGCCACCGAACCTTGACGGACTTGAGGTATGCTTGACCTATTGCGACCGTCAATCCGATATAGGCGTCACCTGTATCTTCGCAAGTCACCATGTAAAGCACATGGTTTCTGTCGGACCGTTTCTTTCTCATTACCATACTTACAGTATACCAAAGACGGATGTCCTTGTCAAGCACTTTTTTGTTGTATTTTTGCAACATGTTGTGTAAAAACAACAAAATTAGGGCGGTTTTGGGCGGTTTTCCGCTAGGGGGTAGGGTCTCAGTAGCATCCAGCCCCAAAAGCCGCCCAAAAGCCTGGAAAACCGGTCAGGAATTGACAAAGGAACGGCACAAAAAAACCTTTGTGTCATACGCGGATCGAAAACTGTTTTTCCGTTCGATACCTCGAATCCTTGTCACGACCTCAATTCGGTTAGGGGTATGCACAAGGACCGCACCATAGCAGTCCTTAGAAATTCCAAATGGAAGCAAATATGCATCTTTTTGTGGTGTGCGAATTTTGCCGATCTTCCGACCTCGGGCGCCTTTAATGCCGTCAAGATTTCCAAAGTAAATCGTGTCCAGAATCTCCTCGGCTACCGATCTACGGATGCTCATTGGTTCAGGATTCATATACCTTCGCTTTATGTTTTGGTTCCTTGCGCCGCTTGTCGCCAACAACCCGCATACGGTACTTTGGTGTACGCAGGTCCTTAGCGACAAAATCGCGCCGCTTCACTTTATCAATTCGTACGGTTTGTTCCATTTTCCTATACTCACATCAACATAGTACGCGGTATCAAAATAATCGGTCATTGCATCCGAATTATCGTACCAGCCCGCACCTTTTAAAGCCTTAAACGCCTCAGTCAAAAACGCTTTGGCATCACCATCATAGTGGTCCTGAAACCAGTATGGGTTCACTTGATCATAGCCAGTGGTGTTAGGCTTGAAACCACGCTGGACTTGATAGAAGTTATTGCCGCAAACCTTGTTGCTATTGCCGATAAAGTCAATTGCACCAGATTTTAGGGTCAAGCAAATCGAGGAATGGTTACGCACACTTAGCGAACCCTTCACCTTGTACTTTGCAAGGATCGGTTTCAACAGAGCCGAAATTTTTGCTTTCTTTTCTTGAGACATGTAAGCCATTATGCATTCTCCAATTTGATTTTGGTCAAGGACTTCAAAGTACGGACAACATCTTCAGTAGAATCTAACCGGTCGGCGGCCAGTCCTGTTAACATGGACTCTAGCACACCAGCCATAGCGGCATAGGGCGAACCATACTCGGCACGGCAAGAATCCTCATACGCCCGCATGGCCTCGCGAATCATTTTAGACCGCGCACGGCGCGCATCCATTTCCTTCAAAAATTTAGACATTCGAACCTCTCTCAATCAACATAAGCATATCTTACCAAAGTCCGAACCACTTGTCAAGCACTTTTTTTGAGTGTTGTAAAAATACAACAATATAGCATATTATAAAGTTTCCAATCTAATCATCAAAGTGGCATAATCATTGAACACTTCAGAACCATCACGGCTGGTTCTCAGTATGAGAAAGTTTCGATTGTAAATTTCAACAGTAGCATCCAAAGTCCTTGCGCGACCAAAAGTCACGGCACGATACTTGGCACCTTTCTTGCTCTTGTATTCACCAGTCAGTACGCCGTAGGGCGCGGTAAAGTTTTTACCACATGCCCACTCGTAGACTGCGGTTTGAATTTCTTGACTATTCATTACCACTCCTTTTGTGCAAAGGGTGTTTCGTTGTATCCTGCGGTATACGCAACAATTTCCTCTGCCGTCATTTTGGCTAGAGTAATTTCTTCACTTTGGAAGGAATCACCAACAAAGTAATGTGGTCGATAACTCCGACCATACCACGCATCAGCAGAACCTCTGTCATACGGACCGCCATGTCTTTGATCATAACTCATTTTCAAGCCGCTTTCATCATAATAGTAGGAAACTTCACAAAACCGCTGGTGTCTTTTTTAGCCTTGCCCTTGGCGTACAGGCCAACCACAACACCTTTCGGATCAAGGAATCGCAGGTCGGAATCGTCACCGTTGAAAACAGGCAGACCGTTGTAAGTCTCAGGCATCGGAGAATTTTTCTTAATGCCGAACACGGTAGCAACATTATACCCTTGTTCAATAGCCTTTGCAACATCGGCATCATTGCCGTCAGCCGCAGAGAATGTCAGGTGATAATTCGGCAGGGCGCGACCTTTACGATTCAACATTTTGGTGTAGTCATAAAAAGTCACATTCGGAAACATTTGGAAAATGTTCTTGCCGTCCTGAACCTCATACTTTTCCCATGCAATATCCGAAGTGCCGTTCAAACGGAACACAGGAATCAAGCCAAGTTTTTCGGATTGCTTGATTGCCTTTTTAATATCGAGGTAAAGTTGGAGCATAAAAGCGCCACGGTTCTCGAAAAAGAAACGGGTCTTACGCTTTCGTGCCTCTTGAATCACGTTAGTGGTTTCGCCACGCTTGAACATGCCGCCACGACCAGCGGTGTTCAAACAAGCGGCAGTGCAACCGGCAGTCCGCTTGGGACAGGTTTCGTATCCGCTCACATTAGCAGGCGCAAGGTGTAGGATATAGGTATTGTAACCTTGGCTCATGCCCTTGAGAACTTTAGGATTACCGGTCGAAAGTAACTTCATATTAAACTAACTCGCAAACATCTTTGAAAAGTTTTTCGTATGCAAACTGTGACGGGAATCCGTACTCTGTCGCAAAATCACATGAGGACGATCCGTAGACTGCATTCGCGAATCCACCAGCATCAATCACCGCTTGGGCTAGGACCAACCGGTCATTGGATTTCACAACAAGGTTGCCAAGTCCGGCGTAGAATTCAATGCAACCATCTTCAACATTCACATAATCAACTTTAGTCATTTCGCTTTCCTTTCTCACTCAACAGATTCTATTATACAGGACTTTCGGCAATTGTCAAGTTGTATTTTTACAACAAATCAACTTGAACATCCACACGGTTCAACTTGCCGTCATCCTTGCGGACTTCATAGGCAGTGGCGAAGCCAGTAGGCTTTTCAGTCCTCGCCAACATACGCTTCAATGCAAGGTTGGTGAGGGCCTGAACCGCCGCAACCCGATGATGATAGTACACCAGATCAAAAGCACCTTTGACCGTGGTGTGAAAACCAACACCGTCAACGATAACCCGGATTTTCTGACCATTGTCAAGACCATCAATCATTCGCTTCATTCTCATTTCGCTATCCTTTTCAATCAGTACAGGATCAATTATACGCGATTTTTGGCAAATGTCAACCCTGTTGTTTTTACGCAACAGGCACCATTTTCATACCAAAAGGACCGACAACCAACTTGCATTCGACAATGCTGATTCCGGGATCGCCGAGCATAGTCTCGGCAAACGCTTCGGCGGCCGCCAGGGAAGTAAAGATTGCAAGGACTTCGTTGCCGAAGGACTGGGATTTGGTAACTGCTACAATCATTTTCATCTCCGTTTTCATCATGATTTAATTATACATGAGTCCTGGTAGAAGTCAAGTTGTATTTTTACAACAGAAATCGAGTTGTATTTTTACAACAATTGTAGGCAAATCAGTAAGTTAGCACTCACTAATCCCTAAATATTTGGTCAAAATTGCGGGATTAAGAAAAATGGTAACTACAAAAGAAATTTTGGCATGGCTTAGTCCGAAAATTGAACTAGTCCATGCCAAAAAAGTTGAATTGAAAAATGTTGAAGTAGACTTCTATGATACTTTTTTTGAAGTTCATTCTGAAGTTTTAGAAACTATATGGGTTAGAACCCTAGAAAAAAATTCTATAGTTGGTTAGGCAATTTCCCAACGCATTTCATCACGAATTTCTACAGTCTCGGACCCATCATACTCATGGATTCGAAATGCAGTTCCTTCAGGCAACCACGCAACATAGAGTCCGTCTAGGCCGCCAAAATATGCATCAGGATATTTTTCTTTACAATAATTTTCAATTTTTTGCAAGTCTGGTTCTTTGCAATCTAACATTTCAACAATTGCAGGATCGAAAAGCAATTCAGGATGATCATAGTTCCAAGTTGACCAACCTGCACCAAATCCACCAGAAACTAGAATGGCTACTTGACCATCACGAATAAGTTTTTTCATTTAAATCTCCATATCAATTGATACAACCTTTGGAAGATAAGGTTCATTCTTGTCATCGTGTCTTTCGTATCCAACATAACCTCTTGGATTGCAGACAATGCGAGTGTTTCCAATCATGTAATCAAACTCATGATGTGTATGTCCATGAGTCCACAATTTGATTTGTGGGCGGTCAAGAATAAACTCACTTAGATCGGAACTGTAACCACCATTCATCAATGTGTCATTCTCATACATTGGTTTGATCGAAAGTTTGCTTGGCGCATGATGCCCAACGACAACATACTTTGCGGTAGGATCATTTTCGATAACAGTCTTGATATAACCAAGCATCTTTTTGTGATCGTCAACTGCATCTTCTGGAGAGAATTTTGCAACTCTCTCATGAAATCTACCTTCATCATCTTTGAAATTGACCACACGATTGCTATTGCGAATAATGCGAAAGTCATTCATCATACTTTTAATGTGATATAGAGTGAGTGAATCTTCTTTGTTCATATCCGTCCAAAGAGTACCGCCGATGAATGTAACATCATCGATTCTCACACATGCCTTGTCAAGAAAGTGAATGTTTCTTTCGGCACAAGCACCACCTAGCAGTTTATGTGATTCTGCAAAGTCGCCATTGTAATGTTCGTGGTTACCCATGATAAAGATGACATGTTTGTACTCTTTCTTGCAGTTATCAAGAAAGTCTAGAAAACGATCTGTTTTGTGTGTGCCATACAAATCTGATGCAACCATAATGTCGCCAGATAGAATAAGCACATCTGCGCCTTCGGGATTGACTGGATACCAGTCACCGAATTCAAGATGGATGTCACTAGTGATTGCAATTTTCATAATTACTCCATTTACTCCTATTGGTACGGATGGCGGGACTCGAACCCGCATAACTCAGATTTTAAGTCTGATATGTATACCGATTCCATCACATCCGCAAAAAACGATAAGGGGCACCTGAGTGTTTCCCAACAAGTCTTGTTGTTTAAGAGTAGGCATTTCTGCTCACTCCCCCATCTTATGTATCTATTCTATCTCAATTTTGTTTGGATGTCAAGAAACCAGTCACATGATGTTGACATTGTTCGCATCTGATAACAACCTAGAAAGTCTCCTGTATAAACAAGTGCCGCGGCAAACATTGCCAAACCAATGACTGGTCTCCATTTTTTCATATTTAAGGAACTATGTATCCATAACCATTTGAAGGAGATGAAATTTCAGATTTCACATTATCTTTATCCTCATCTTTGATATCTGAAGCAACAAGAACCGCTCGTTCAACTTTAAAATGATTTGCAATGTGTGTTAATTGTTTTCCACTATTATCAACTTCACTGACTAAATTTGCTCCAATAGTATTCAGCGATGAAGAGTTTGTTACAATTGTTTCTAGTGCATCGGCAATTCTATCATAAAGCCCCGAATAATCGATTGCAATGGATATTGCGTTTGCAATATTAGCACCACCCGCAGTAATAACATTGTGAGTTACAATATATGTATTTGAACCATCTACAATTTTGTATACATAAACATCAGGGTTTGCTTTTGAAAAAATGAGTGTTTCTGTTGCCATGATTTTTCCATTTAAATGAAATTATTTATATTATAAAAATTAAAAGTGGCGGTGAAGGTGGGATTCGAACCCACGGATCCGCTTTCGCGAATCGAAAGTTTAGCAAACTTCTCCCTTAGGCCTCTCGGGCACTTCACCGAAATTTGAGAAGATTTTTGGAGCGGGTAGCGAGAATCGAACTCGCAAATCAACTTTGGCAAAGTTGTAGGTTACCTTTACATCATACCCGCATGTTTGGCGGAAGGCAGAGGAGTCGAACCCCACCCGTATTTCTACAGGACCCAGTTTTCAAGGCTGGTCGCCGGCCATCCCGGCTGCATTACCTTCCAATGTTTTTAGATTTATATGTTGGTGCCACACTTCCTTATTTGGTGCCCAAGGTCGGATTCGAACCGACACGACCTTGTTTCTAAGACAAGTACCTCATACCAATTGGGTTACTTGGGCTAAACATTTGGTACCCTCACTCAGATTCGAACTGAGAGAACTTCTCCTTTTGAGAGAGATGACTTTACCAATTTGTCCATGAGGGCATGGTACCGGATATTGGGATCGAACCAATGACTTATCGCTTATCAAGCGATTACTCTACCGCTGAGTTAATCCGGTGTAAATTCTGGTACCGCCTGTTGGGATCGAACCAACTTCCTCGGTGCTTCAAACCGATGCAATGACCACACTTGCTCAAGCGGCGTTGGTACCTCTAGTAGGATTCGAACCTACATCAGCCAATTATCTGTTGCTACGGAGTATAAGCCCGCTGTTTTACCATTAAACTATAGAGGCATGGTGCTCCCAACAAGAATTGAACTTGTAATTCATCCTTACCAAGGATGCGTTATACCACTTAACTATGAGAGCGAATTGGGCAGGTGAACGGGAATCGAACCCTGACTAAATGTTTCACAGACATTTGTGCTAACCTTTACATTATTCCCTGCATAGATGGTGCCTTGTGACAGGATCGAACTGCCGACATTCGCCTTGTAAGGGCGCTACTCTACCTCTGAGTTAACAAGGCTTAATTAAATAATCTTCTAGCGAACTGTACTAGTAATTGATTGTGACGATAGTGATGCCAATGCTTTTGCATGTATGGCTTATCAAACCAATATATGTCACTCTCTGGATGAGGACCTATCAGCCCTATATTATTTTGTATGACTGCGGCGGCATCTCCGTTTGAGTATCGCGCAATTACATCATAATCTTTTTCATCACCTAACAATGCACAACCATCATAAAAATACATATTCTCATCATACTCTAACCAACGAACTTTTGCAACTGTATCGAAACTTCTTTTTATGTCTGCATTTGGTCTTTTAATGTACTGTGTTGTTTCAATGTTTGTTAGATTGAAGTAATGGTGTCCTGCCCAATACGCACCCATACAAATACCCAAATATCTACCGCCTTTTGTTACATAATTTTTTATCACATCTTTGTATGGTTCTACAATATTGTGCCAAGTATCACTATCGCCAATGCCGCCAGGAAAGACAATCATTTCATACTTTGCAAGTACTCTATCTGTTAGGTATGCATTGGATAAACAATGTATATCATAATCAAAATACAATGACCGAATGACGCCATGTGCGCTTTGCACAGAGCATTCTGGATGATGAACAAAAATTGCGATTTTTCTTTTTTTCATATGGGGAGTTCTATGAGGATCGAACTCATACTACCAAGGTCACAACATGGTGTGCAGACCACTACACTAAGAACTCCATAGATGGCTACGGCGGAGGGATTCGAACCCCCAACATATGGTTTTGGAGACCATCGTTCTGCCATTGGAACTACGCCGTATTATTTTGGCAGGGGATACTGGATTCGAACCAGTGATGACGGCTTCAAAGGCCGCTGCCTTAGACCAGACTTGGCTAATCCCCAACATTTATATTATACTGCTACTGCGTATTTAAACCGATCCGCCGCGTGAGTTGCAGCCCATGCGTGAGGTTTTACAAGAGGTATAACATTACATGTACCACGAATATAACCAATTGCTTCTTGAATTACGCATGAAGATCCGTGCATTTCATTTGGATTGATGTCTAGATGAACTTCAACATGACGATCTTCTAATACATCTGCTAATTTTAAATACATTTCGCTTGCCTTATATACTTCATTCATTAAACGATATCTTGGACGATCAATTTTTTGATCATAGTCTCTTTCTCTATCTATTTGGCCAAAAAGTTTACAACCATTGTTACCATTGATATGCACTACAACCGCAGTAATGTAATCTGCATACCACACTTCATTTAGTCTAAATCTTTCGGAATCGCAACCTAGATAAATTTTTGTTTCTGGTGTTTGTTTTGATATAAAATTTCTTACTTCTTCTAGATTGATTTTCCTCATGATTTCTCCTTTTAATTGGAGCGGGTAGTGGGATTCGAACCCATCTATTGAGGTTTGGAAGACCGCCGTGTAACCGTAAACACTTTACCCGCATTTCTCATATTTATGAGAATTCAAAATCTTGGTCCGTGCGGCAGGATTCGAACCTGCGATATCTCCGCCCCAAACGGAGTGACTTGACCGGACTAGCCTACGCACGGTAATTTTTGGTGCCCTTGGTCTGAATCGAACAGACAGTCACGGATTACAAAACCGTTGGTTTACCACTAACCGACAAGGGCAAACTTGGTGGTGATGGCAGGAGTCGAGCCTGCAACCTCTGCCGTATGAAGGCATTGCACTACCATTGTGCTACATCACCTTAGCCATTAGTGAGAGTACTGCCATATCCGTTTAATACCTAGATAAGTGGTATCTACTATCTGTAACCATCTGCGGAATGGACTAATTTCCTAAATCGATGGCGATAGAGAGTGGTCTTCCCTCGGCAGTCAGGTCGCTAGTCAAGCACCTCGCTTTCGGACTCTCACGAATGGCTCCAGAGGTAGGGATCGAACCTACGACACACGGATTAACAGTCCGCCGATCTACCGCTGATCTACTCTGGAATAAAATGGTTGCGGAGGATGGATTCGCACCATCGATCTCTTGGTTATGAGCCAAGCGGATTACTTCTTTCCTACTCCGCGATAATTTGGCGGTCCCAACGGGAATCGAACCCGTCCCTGCGCCGTGACAGGGCGCTATACTTGCCGATATACTATGGAACCAATATTCATTATTTTACTGCAAAAAACTTTATTCGTCAAGTGGTAGGGGCACAGAGAATCGAACTCTGGTTTACTGGTTAAAAGCCAGTTACTTTACCACTAAGTTATACCCCCAAAAAAATCTTTTGGCACCGCCTGAGAGAATCGAACTCCCATCTCCTCGTTCGTAGCAAGGGATTCTCATCCATTGAACTAAGGCGGTAATCTGGTGGAGGATAGCGGAATCGAACCGCTAACTGTACCTTGCAAGGGTACTGTGTTCCCAATTATACCAATCCCCCGAAATATTTGGCATTACGAACTTTAGCCGTATCTCTTACGCGGATACCGAAAGTACAACTAGTGTTGCACCGATTTTACACGCCAGCATCTTTTGCTGGATTGACACACCTTGATGGTGCGACTATGGTGGAGGTTGAAGGAATCGAACCATTTGGCAACCACCCTACTTAACAATGCCTACCGGGTTACAGCCGGCAATAGGGAACAACCTCCGTATACTTGGAGTGAGGAGTGGGATTCGAACCCACGACACAAGAGTTTTGCAGGCTCCGCCATTCGACCGCTCTGGCATCCTCACATTTATTTTACCATTTGCAGTATCATCATGTTATAGACAGCCTTCACCGTACTGCCGTTTGATTTTAACGACCAAACTTATTCCCAATGCGTCCAAAGGGTCTTTGTTTGATAACAACTGTTTGTGTAGTCTATTCGAATTAACCACGCATTGACAGATACACTATCCTGCGATCACAGGAATTTTCCATAATGATACTGCAAATGGTACACCGTACGGGAATCGAACCCGTCTTTCCACCTTGAAAGGGTAGCGTCCTAAACCGATAGACGAACGGTGCATTGGCCCGGCCGGCAGGAATCGAACCCACATCGGACGCTTTAGAAGAGCGTTGCCTTATCCATTAGACCACGGCCGGAAAAATCTTCTCAAATTTTTAAAGAACGATCTGATTTTACGATATCAGGAAACGTATTGCCTGTAGGTTCTCAGGCTACCGCGTTGAACTTCTCATCAACAGAATCTATTCTACGCGACCTTCGAACCTTTGTCAAGCACTTTTTGTTGTATTTTTACAACTTGTTGTCTTTATACAACATAAACAAAAAC